GCTCAAGCGAAGTCACTCCGGCAGTCGCGAGGCAAAGCTGGAGAGGGCAAGCAAGGGTCTATAGCTGAGTGCTGGGCGAGGCGAACAGGAGCTTATGTCGAAGATTTTCCCGACACTGCGAATGAAGTTGATGTTGTACATAAAAATAAAAATAAAAATGCATGTTTACCTTTACTTCCATATCATTTGGTAATATATATATTGTGTTTTGCTGGAGATCATTGTTTAGCGTATGCTGGTAATGGTGATTTTCGCAGATATAATCATATGTATGAATGTGATTGGATGTGGAGAGATTATCATAATAAAAGAAAAAATAAGTTCTTTGTATTAAATAGTGAGGCGCCTACTAAGACGTCTTTCTTTTTGTATGAAAACAGGGATGTGACAGCGGTTGCGTTGTCTTTGAGTATGCCTGTTAATCATGTCTTCTTGATCAAACTTTTCCAGGACGCTGAACATGAACAGTCTTTAGATTGGAGTACCAGTGGTGATGGAAGAGGGATTGATAACGATTTGGATTATCTTTGGCGCTGTGTTTATAGACACACAGAGATTGATGATACCTTCGATATGGATTCAAGAAGAGCTCATTTTCGAATTTACATGCCCTATGTAAAATGGTTCATGCCTACGTTAACTCAGTTTAATGAATGTTGCATGGATAAATGGCAAAAGGTATGTCATTATTCGTTTATGTACCATAAGAAACGCTGTTTGATATTTGCATTAAAAGTCTATTTCGTGTTAAGGATGATTGAAGAATTTAACGTTGTTGATGCTAGCGCTATTGATGATGTGATGGCTGATTGGAACAGGAGAAATTTGATGAGCGAGCTTGAAATACTAGCTAGCCAAATGAACCGCCAAAATAAAGCTATCATGTCAGAAATTTATACATGCTTGGCAGCGTTATCTTCTTTTATCTTTGAATGGGGTTTCTATTACTCGTACCATATACTGTTGAATCCAGTGACGTTGTTTATTTTGACAACGTTCATTTTAGTGCATTTAATGATAAGAGTTATTTGGAAGTTTCAAGATTGGTGGTATCCGTTTGAAGTTGTTATCAAAGCTGAGAATGGTAAACCTACCTTGACACGTAATTATCTTGTGAAAACTGAAGTAACGGATGAAGGGGTTGTTTACCATTGTGTTGTAGATGGTAAATCTGTGGTATTATCGAAAGCCGGCTCGTCAAGAGTGGAAGAGATGGCGATGCCAGGCAGTATACTAGCCCCTTCATTAAAACGTCCGGTTGGCGCTGTAGTTGTTGCTAAAGAAGATGTTGATCCATGTGTACTGGGAATGTTCTGGCGCTATGGTGATTATCTTATTACAGCTAAACACGTAGCCAATTGGGTAAGTGATAGCCCTTGTTATGTATATTTGAAAGTTGGAAGTCCGAATAAGAATGACATAGTACAACTCGATGCCAAAAATATGGTACGTGTTGAAAATGAAGATTTTGATTTGGATAAGAATCTTTTCAATTGCGATTCTTTAGATGTGTTTGCAATGAAACTATCTACTAAGAAATGGGCTCAGATTGGCCTCCAGGCTGCTCGTTGTCGTAAGGGTAGCATGTTTGATCTAACGATCACTAGTGTTGGGTTCGTAAATTGGACCCTCATGTCCGGCTCTGGCAAAACTGTACAGGGTGGTGATTTATGTGAAATAAAACATACTGCTTCGACGAATAAAGGGTTTAGTGGAAGTCCAATCTTTAATGGGAGAGATGTAATTGGAATGCACGTAGCGGGTAGCGATTCAGCTAACACCGCTGTGCGCATTGAGAGCATAATCCATTACTTACCGGACGAGTCTAACATACCTGAGGATGAAGAGTATGAAAGACACTTTAAACGCGGTGCGTATGGCTTTGAGATCGAAGAGGAACATGGTGAATTGATTGGTATGACTAAACGTGGAAAAATAAAATTCCTTACGGAGGAAGAATTGTTAGAAGCGGGTTATGATTTAACCGATAAAGTTTACCGTAATGATGTTAACATCGGTCGTAATTACCGTGATGAACACGCTGGAGACAAAGCTATTAAAACAGACTTGAATGAGAAAAGACGTCCTAGTGGCAAGTTCCTCGTTGGCAGTGTTTTAGTAGACAGTAACGAAGTGTGGAAACGTCATGATAATGAAAGAGCAGTACATTGCGCTAGTGTTCCTGAGGAAAACCCCGCTGTAAGGGCCTTTATGAATGAGAACCAGGATGCTGTTGATGCAATCGGCTATGTTGTCGATGAGTATAAGTGGCCTGATATCACCATGAAGGGTGAGGAGGACTCCCTGAAAAAGCATATGGAGTTATACCATAAGAATTGTAACGATTTAACACATCCTCCAGATAGTGATGAGATAGATCGTGTAGCGCATGTAGTGTCATCTATGATGACCTCCAATAAGTTTAGAGTTAAAGGCAGTTATAAATGTGATCAAACTATTTTGAATCTTATTCACTCAAATAGAGTTGACGGAGCGCGTAGTGCTGGACAACCGTATCAAGCGGAAGGGATGCCGACTATAGCGGACGTTATTAAGAATGTGGGTGTCGCTGGATTAGTGTCAAAAGTAAAGGAAGAATGGGATTCCCAATTCTTCATTAAAATTTTCAATAAAAGCGAACCTCACAAACTTAAGAAAATAGAAAGTGGAATGATCCGTATTATTAAATGTTTTCCGGTTCACAAGATGATAAAGCATCAGTTAGTGCTGCGCCCTTTTATGGACTCAATGGTAGTCAATTGGCGCAATTCACCTATAAAATACGCTTTTAATCCCAATTTGCCTGGACATTGTGAACACATGCAAACGGTCTTTAAGAAGTTCGAGCATGTTGTTTGCATGGACAAAAGTAATTGGGATTATAATATGTTTGAATGGTTTTTTAAAATCATAAAAATAGTAACTAAACATCTAGCCGTACAAGACGAAAGTTGTAACGACGAAGAATGGCTTTCATGGAAGCATGACGTTGATTCAATTTTTGATGAAATATTATTAGATGTAAAGAATTACTGTTCCAATGGACATGTGTATGAAGCTAAGGATGTTGGAACCATGTTGAGTGGTTTCTTCGGCACTATCGGGTTTAACTCGATAGCGCAATTAGTAATGCATGTTCTATTGATGCTGAGGTTACAAGTGCCTCAGGCTGACATATGTAATGCAGATAAGTATCCATTCATCGGTGGTGGTGATGATACTATGCAGGCGTTTGAAGATATGACTTTGGTTGATAAATACGTTGATGAAGCCTTAAAACTTGGTTTTAAA